GCACGTAAGAAGTGGTTTTGTCAACATAAAAATTAAACAATTATGTCAACATCATTGGCATAGTTGGTAAAACCATTTTCTTTGACTACTTTTAATACAGAGTTCACTCTGCTTACCAATTCGTCTTTGTGTGAGATAAGGAATATGTTCTTTTTCTGTGTCCTACTCATATCTTTTAAAACCGCCATTGAACTCTCAACACCTGATATGTCCATGCCTGCGTCCACAAGTTCGTCAATGAACAGCAAGTTGATCTGTTGATAAAGACTTTCCCACACATCTCTGAACGCCCAACTCAGACTCAGAATCAATCTGTTTCTCTCGCCTCTGCTTAGATTATCAAAATCTAATTCTCTGCCAAGTTCTTCGATACGCACACTTAGATCTGATTGGAAAGTCACCGTGTGTGGTAGTTTCACTTTTCCTAAAAAGTATGCTAATCGCTGATTCAGGTACGTTAAGTTCTGCTCTATAATCCTTGTTCTTATAAATGAATCTTTCGCTGTCAACAGTTTGTATAAAAACTCTTGATGTCTGTGTAAGTCTTCTAGTTCGTTTGCCTTCTCATAATCGATATCTTGTATTGCCGATTTCTTCATTTCTGCAATCTGTTCTGCGTAGGTATCTTCTTTTTTCTCTGTCTGTTCCAACTGTCTCTTAAGATCCTGTAGTGATCCTTTGTGATTGAATGCTTCATCTATGGTGTCGTAGTATGTCTCTGGTATCTGACCGAGATTTCCCACGTCGTCTATGCCTTCTTGTATTTTTGCTAGATCTGTTTTTAATTTTGTTACGTAGTCCGCAGATTCTGTAAGTTGCACTTTTAGTTTGTCAACAAGATGTGTGTGCTTGTCGTCGTGTAGTTCCTGTTCACAAGTTGGACATTTCTGTTGTTCTGCATATTCTAAGTCTGCGTTTGTTTTTGTCACGGTGCTTTCCGCTTTTGTTAATGAGTTCTCGTGGTAGGCCTTTTCCTTCTCTAGACTTCTCAGCATAGTTTGTAATTCGGTTCTTTTTTGAAGTTTTTTGTGTTTTGCAATCTCTATCTCGCTGTCCACTTTGTCCAGTTCCGCTATTGCTTCTTTGAAACTTTTTATATCATCATCTTTTTGCTTTGTCCAAGCGTTTGATCTGATCTGCAGGCTTTCTATGGACTCCTGTATTTTTTCATTACTAGCAACCCTGGCATCTATCTTTAATTTTTCTTCAGTCAGCATCTGTTTTGTTGCTTTTTGTTTTTCCTTCAACAGATCTGCTTTCTGTGACAGAAGTGTTATGCCAAGCAACTGTTCGATTATCTCTCTTTGTTCTGCTTGTTTTGTAGACAAAAACGGTTGTGTGTAAGTGTTCAGTGCTATTATGTTCTTGAACATAGAATGGGTCATGCCCATCAGTTTGTTTATTTCTACCTGTGTTTCTCTGTTCTCACCTTGTGCTTCGTTACTCTCTGTTTTCTGTTCTATATCGTTGGCATAGAATCTAAATATCTGCGGTTTACGTCCTCTCTCGATCGTGTAAGTTATTCCGTTCTTTATAAATTTTACAGCAACTAACATACCTTTCTCGTTGGTCTTGTTTACAAGGTTGTCTCTTCTGATGTTTGTCAGTGCTTCGCCAAAGAACACATAACTCAATGCGTTTATGATAGTTGTCTTACCTGTACCATTCCTGGCACCTGCGTCGTCACCACCTAGGTCCATGTTCTCACCGATAACAAGCACTAGGCTTTTGTTAGAGAAGTCTATGGCTTGGACCTGATTGCCCACGCTCATGAAGTTCTTTACTGTGAGTTCTTTAATCGTTAGCAAGTTGTTTTCTCTTCCATTCGTTATATCCTTTCAACCACTCTTCCTGTGTCACAGGTTTCGCAAGTTGATCTAAAAGTGATTGTTTGGTTACAGGTTGCTCGAGATCACCCTTCAATACTTTTATCAATTTCTTTTTACTAATTCTGGACATCTAGATCATTGTAAATTGCGGTTAATACGTTCTTGTCATAGACTTCTGAGTCCACACCCTGTAACTGCTTGATAACAATTTGATCAACACTGTCAAACTTCTGCACTTCAACAAGTGGTTGCTGTGCATTGTCCACCTGTTCAGGTATCAGTTGTAGTTCTCTCAACTGGTATTTGTCTATGAATGTCTCTCTTACGAAGTTTGCTTCCTCGTAACTAATTTTTATATCAAGAGTAACCCTCACATACATTTTTGGTTTTAGGTACTTGTCTGGATCTTCTAGTAGCTCAGAAACCTTGATAGTGATGTATCTAGGCATATCCGGCCAATTGACAAATTTTGGTTCATTGCCATATTCTAATACCATCATGCCACGATCGTCATCCCAAGCATCTGCATAGTTGTGTGGGAAGGCGTTGCCCATATACGTGACGTTCTTCATGTACTGTCTCTTGTGGAAGTGTCCTGAGAACACTTTACCGCAACCTGCGAAATGATCTGTCTGTATTCCGCCCACGTCTGGCATCTCCACCATTGCGTTCATTTTGAAGTAAGGCAGTTCGAAGTGTCCAAAAACATACTTCTGTTTCATTTTTTCAATTTTCTTCCATTCGTCTTCCACAATCCATGGGAGTATGGCAACATCGTCTTCCACTAGCCATTCATTTACGATGTGTATGTTTGGAATGTTCCTGATGTATTCCATTGAATTGATTTCTCTCTTGTCTCTGTAATACAGGTCATGGTTTCCCATGATCACATAAACTTTTTCAAATGCCGCACCCAGCCGTTCCATGTTGGAAACTGTGTAGTTCATGGTGCTTACGTTTGTGGCAGATCTATGGTGATGCCAGTCGCCCAGGAATATACAGGTCTCACAACCTTCTGCCTTGGCCTGTGCTATGAACCACTTTACGAACTCTTCGCAGTCATCGTTGTGTACACGACTGTTGCCTTTGAGGCCAAAGTGTATGTCCGTGAAACAGGCTACCTTTTTAAAGAATGCCACTGATTACCACTTCTTCTTTACGACAGGTTTATGATTGGTCATGTCTATCTTGTTCTTGAATTGCACATCGTCAAAATCATCGGAGTCCAGTTTGCCTTTTTTCTTCAGTGTCTTGTTCAACTTCTTCAGCGTGGTCTTGTTAACCTCATGCACGTCACCGTGTGCTGTCTTCATTCTCTTCTGGTATGACGGTCCTGCGGTCTCGTTCTCGTTCTGTCTCGTGAAACTTGGCATCATGCCGTTGAACTCCAGTAGGTCGTCCCTGATCGCTTGGTTTTTCTTTTCTATGTTGAGTATCCTCGTGAAACTGTTTGTTATCGCCGCCGTGTAGTATGCGAAAGGGTTGTCTGACTTTGATTCGTCGAACTGTAGTCCGATCTGACTCAACTGCATCAACGCCTGTGACTGCATTTCGTCATTGTAGGTGTAACCCCTCCAGTTGGCCCTGGTACCATACCTCTCACACAGTTTCATGTACATCATGGCCAATTGGTTGGTCATCTTGCCATGGTCCACTGAGAAGTGTCCGTTGTCCATTCCGCCGACCCAGTGTGATTTGCCCACGCACACCAGTTTGTCCTTGACGTCGAACTTGTAGTGTTGGAACGGAGGGAAGTTGACTTTAGTGTGGTGGTCTGCCACGGTCTTGGGGTTTCGTTTCCTCTCGTCGTCCATGGGCACGTGATCAAACATCATGACCCTGAACACCAGATCCGTCTTGTCTATCTTCCTGGGACTGACTGTGTAGTCCACTAATTTTATTTTCTTAAGTCCGGCCGCCTTGGCCTCTTCCCACGCTTCCTGTGTCAGTCTCTTGGCCTTGGCCTTGCGTGCCTGTGCCACAGCACTGGCATTGACTTTCTTGAGGTTGGGCACTATGAGGTCATACTGTGCGTCCTCGGGTGCGACATATGAGCAGTAGGTGTTCTTGCTGGCGTGTATCTGTGCCAGCAGATCTCGGTTGTTTAGGTACTTGACTCTTTTCATAATTTGTTCTCTTTATATTGTGTTGATTCGTGTCGTATGGTGAATTAAGTGCGCCTAAAATAATGCCTATAAATATAGTTAAAGTATACGAAATTTTACAAAGGAAAGCAACCATATAATGGCATTTGGAGACATAGGCAAGATAGTGAAGAACGTGGGAGGGGGCATATTCAACAGGACCCTGGGCAGGCTCACGGGTGCTGGTATTTCCACGGATTCCAGGATCGTCAACGCCAGGGCCAAATGGTCCGGACGTTCGGACAAGACCGACTGGCGTGTGAGACTACAGGTACCAGATGGACCTTTAACCAAATTTTTTGATTTCAACAACAATCCCATAATGCAACCATTGGCGGCATCACAGGGCATATTCTGGCCATTGACACCAGCGGTGGTGATACAACATTCCGCAAACTACAACGCCATGGATCAGGTGCACAGCAACTATCCACACCAGGCCTACCAGAACTCACAGGTGGACTCCATGAACATAATCGGAGAATTCCCTGTACAGAATTCTGAGGACGCAAAGCACTGGGTGGCAACTGTGAATTTTTTAAGGACAGCGACCAAGATGTTCTTTGGCAGTGAGGATGGCATAGACGGACTCAAAGGTAATCCACCACCAATCATGCACCTGTATGGTTATGGGGATCACATGTTCAACAAGGTGCCAGTTGTGATAAACACATTCAACGTTGAGTTGCGACCGGGCATAGATTACATCAGTACAAAACAGAGCGATGTTTATTCACAGAGACCGGGCAACGTCAGTGACTTGGTACAGACTGGCGATTCACAGACCTGGGCACCAACGCTGTCAAACATTTCAGTCCTGGTGACACCGATCTACAGCAGGGATTCGATCAAGAACTTCTCGATGAAGAAATTCGTTCGTGGAGAACTCAATGGCAAGGGTAGCAACGAGGTAGGATTCATCTAATGGCCAAGTACTCAAACACATCACCGTATTTCGAAACCAGTGAGGTAGCAGACTACCTGGACATACTGAATCCAAGGACGCTGACCGCGGAGGATGACGATCAAAGTTACACCATAGAGAGGACATACGCTTACAGGCCAGACCTGTTGGCCTATGACCTATACGGCTCACCAAGGCTTTGGTGGGTGTTCGCACAGCGTAATCCAGACCAGATAGAGGATCCCATATACGACTTCAAACCAGGAGTGACGGTTCAACTGCCAAAGAAAGAGAACCTGCTCAAAGACCTAGGAATATAACCCATGGTAGGAAAATATAATGGTCCTGATTTTGGGTTCGTAAAAAATGCAAGGGCAGACAAATACAGGAACTTCGATGAATCAGCGGCCTACGCCAGGAAGGCCAGCATAAAAACACTTCCGCTGGAACCGGATCCCAACGTACTTCACAAGTTCGCATCTTACAACACCATATTCACTCTGTCTGCGTTGAGCACCCGGGAGATACGTAATCCCAAGCAGTTCTTCAACGGTGCACCACACGACATCATAGCGAGGAGCGGTGGAATAGGAGCCGCCGCCAACACAAACAACAGGCCACCGGGTGAACGAGAGAGGTTCACGGAAGACACCAAGGAGACCATCAGCAAGAGTGCCGCGTTGCGAGACGCCCTCAACAGGAGCACCACAGAATTCTACAAGAACAATGATCTCTACTTCAAGAACGTTGAGATGACATCCATACCGGGATTGAACGAGAAGAGGCGTCTGACCAGTGTCACCAACATCATGATGGAGTTGGTGGAACCGTCGGGACTGACGCTGTTGGAGAAAGTGAAAGCGGCCGCGGCCAACAACGGCTTCCTGGATCACCTGGACGCACCCTACTTGCTGACAGTGGAGTTCAAGGGCTTCGACGAACAGGGCAGGGAAATAAAAGAGAACACAGATTTCATAAAGAGGGTCATACCCATCAAACTGATCACCATGGACATAGACGTGAACCAGGGAGGATCCTACTACAACATCAAGGCCATACCATACAACGAGTTCGCCCTGACCAACAACTTCATGTATCCGAGGACCAGTGGAACATTGGCTTCAACGAACAGGACCTTCAAGGACGCTGTGCAGGATCTACAGAACATATTGAATGAACAGAATCAAGACGAGCAGGTCAAGGGATACAACCAATTCCCAGACAGGTATGACATATCGATCAGCCAGGACCTCAACCCCGAAGCACAACTGTCGTATGAACTGCTGGGCCAGTCCGGGATGACACAGAAAAAAGAAATCGCCGCCCCTGGCGAAGAATCTTTCACCATGGAATACATCAAGTTCAACTCTTCGGTTAACCTTTTGAAAATGCTGGAAGAACTGATGAAGACCCATCCGGACTACGGAGCCAAGAGTTTCGACGAGTGGAGCCAGGCGGTATCCACACCGGGGTCAACAACGTTTGATCCAAACGGTGCTCTGTCCACGTACTTCAAGTACTTCAGGATACGTACAGCCATCGAGCCCCAGGGCGATTTCGATGAGATACGACAGACCAATGCCAAGGTCATAAGGATCGTGGTTGAACCGTTCTACATCAGCGCCTACAACCTGGCAACGGCGGGCATACACCAGGACAAGAACTACCAAGGATACGTGGCCAAGGCCTACAACTACATATTCACAGGTGATAACCTTGACATACAGAACCTTGACATAAACTACAAGGTGGCCTACTACCAGTCAAGATTGAAGGACCTGGAGGCCAGCGATAGCAGGACGTTCACGCAGAGCAACAAGGATGAGATAGAGGAGACGGGTACACCGACCAACAGGAAGAGACCGGATGATATGCCAGACCATTTGAATCTTCTTCCACTCAAGAGTGAACCGTCAGTGTACAAGAGTTCCAACAGCAACCGTACTGGCAAAGCAGACGCCAGGGTGGACCAGTTCTTTGACGCCATAACCAATCCCACCGCGGACATGGTGGTGGTCAACATGAGCATACTGGGTGATCCCGCATGGTTGGGCCAGAGCCAGTTCATTCCGGCTACGCCTGTCAACGCCAGCGGCAGTTCGCAGGACAACAACATAGATTTCTTCAGGGGAGGTGTAAAAGACAACGTCTGGAATCCCGACCTGAAATGTTTCAACTACGACGTGGCCGAACCCATAACAAACCTCACATTTAAAGTGCCACAGGACTTTGACGACAAGACCGGTGTGTACGAGATGTCAACGGCACAACAGGCGGTGTTCTCGGGTCTCTACAGGGTCACACAGGTGCAACACAGTTTCACTGATGGACAGTTCACACAGACACTGACCATGGTGCGATTCAACAACCAGGACGGTAAAGTTACCAACACCAGCAACGAGAAAATCACCAAGAAAAATGGTGTGGTGACAGGGGTCACTAATCCCAATCAACGGGCGAGACAGGACATAATTAGTGGAGCACTAGGATCATTATAATGGCAGGCAGAGATTACTTAAAGGGACACGCATCAACATCGAAGGCACCGGGCAATGACACCGCTTGGTCGGGAGAGAGTGCAGGTCCATACATAGGTGTGGTCAAGAACAACATTGACCCATTGAGGATGGGCAGATTGCAGGTCAACATTCCCAGCCTCAGCAAGACCAATGATCCCATCAGTGGCAACTTGGTCACATGTGAATACCTTTCGCCTTTCTATGGCGCCAAGGACGCCAGACACAGCATTCCAGGTTCGACGGCGTACAATGATAGCCAGCACAGTTATGGCTTCTGGGCGGTACCACCTGACATAGGAACCAGGGTGTTGGTGATATTCGCGGAAGGCAAGATGGACCAGGCGTTCTGGATAGGTTGCGTGCCGGAGCCCATGACCAACCAGATGACACCGGGCATAGCATCAAGCACACTGACCCACGATGCCTTGGACGGCACCTTCGAGGGAGCGGACGCAGGATTCCAACAAGACAAGAAATCAAGATATGGCACGACCAACGTGCCAGCAGGAGAAGTCAATAGGACCAACACGGGGGCGACACCACAACAGATTGCCAATGCCAAAAGGCCCATACACCCATTTGCCGAGACTTTGCTGGAACAAGGGTTGAGTGTGGATGACATCAGGGGTAACACCTCCAGTTCGGCACGTAGGGAAACACCCAGTCAGGTTTTTGGTATTAGCACCCCGGGCCCTAAAAACACGTCTTCGAAAAAACAATACATAGGAACCAAGGATACCAGGAAAGACGATTTCGTCACAAGAAAGATCGGACACACTTTCGTCATGGATGACGGCGATGTAAACGGTGACAACCAACTGACAAGATTGAGATCGGCATCGGGACATCAGATATTGATGCATGACACAGAGGGTGTCGTGTACATAGCCAATGGTACAGGAAATGCCTGGATAGAGATGGACAAGTCTGGTAGGATAAGTGTTTATTCGAACAGAGGCATCAACGTCCGATCTGAAGGTGACTTCAATCTACACGCCGACAAGAATATAAATTTCCATGCCAAGGAGAATATTAAATTCACCTCAGAAAAAGATTTAGTCTTAAATTCCCAAAGTTACTTGTATGCCATGGGAGAGTCTGGTGTATTAAGTGCATCACAGAAAGGCAGTGTGAGGAACTATGCTAGGGACGGGATAAGTTCATTCACGGACGGAACACAGTTGCATGGGGCAGGCGGCAGGATAGATCTCGCAGGATCACAGGTGCACTTCAACAGTGTTAGTGCCAGGAAATCATGGGGACCGTCATGGTTGCAACCTTCACACAAAAAAATTGATCTAGAGCCAGTAAAGGTTGAAGATATAATCGCAGAACAACCCATCAAAGATGGACAGAAAAACACAGAACAAACAGAAACAACAATCAAAGACTACAAGACAGATAAAGAGAAAGACGCATTTGTCACACACGAACCATACACCAGACCGGTGGGCGGTAGAGACAAAGACGACATAGCGTAAATATAGCATATGGCATACGGGGATTCAGGATCAGGAGATTTATCAAACAAGTCAGTGACCTTCAAGGGGTTCAGCTCACGTGCGGACAAGCAGAACTTCAAACTGTACGACTTCGAGGTTGCCAAGCAGGATCTGATCAACAGGTTGAGTGTGCGTAAGGGCGAGAGGGTTGAGAACCCAGAATTTGGTACGATAATTTATGACGCCATATTTGAACCATTCACAGAGCAACTCAAAGACGCCATAGTGGAGGACATAACCGCCAATTTGAACGCAGATCCACGGATCAGCACAGAGGAGATCTTGGTCACGGAAGCGGACAAGGGCATAGCCATACAGGCCACTATAACCTTTGTTCCACTGAACATCACCGAGAAACTGCGATTCAACTTCGACGAGAACTCACTACTGCGTCTATCTTAATATACGCACATTTTCTAACACATAAATACCGTTGTAATTACAATGGCCACAACAGATAGACAGAACAGATTATTAGTAGCGGAAGATTGGAGGAAGATCTACCAGGCTTTCCAACAGGCCGACTTCAAATCATACGATTTCGAGACCTTGAGAAGGACCATGGTAGCATATCTACAGGAGAACTACCCGGATGACTTCAACGATTTCGTTGAGAGTTCTGAGTATGTGGCACTGATAGATCTTATTGCTTACATCTCACAAGCACTTTCATTCAGGGTTGACCTGAACGCCAGGGAGAACTTCCTAGAGACAGCGGAGAGAAGGAATAGTGTACTAAGGTTGGCGAGATTGATCAACTACAACGCCAAAAGGAATCAACCAGCAACAGGACTGTTAAAGATAGATTCAATATCGACCACACAGGATGTACAGGACAGCACAGGGACAAATCTAGCAAATCAAAATATTATTTGGAATGATTCAGCAAACTCAAACTACAGGGAGCAGTTCACTGCGATACTGAACGCGGCAAACCAGACTGGACAACTGTTTGGCAACCCAAGGGAATCAGGCACAATCGGTGGTATCACCACAGAGGTATACACTTTAAGTTCCAATCAGTTGGATCTACCCATATTCAAATTTCAAAAATCAGTTGGCGGCGTATCGAGAGCATTCGAGATAGTGCCCAGCACTATTAATGATTCTGATTCAATATACGAATCTTCACCAGTGCCCGGAACGGGACTGACCTACACCTATAGGACCGATGGATCAGGAGACAGTTCAAACAACACAGGTTTCTTCTTCCTGTTCAAACAAGGCACAATGCAGAACCAAGAGTTCACTGTGGACACAGCGATCACAAATTATGTTAAAAGTTTTGAGACATCCAACATCAACAACACAGACGTGTGGTTGTACAAGTTAGACCAATTCGGACAGTTGTCAGAGTCATGGACCAAAGTTCCATCATTGTCAGGGAACAACGCAATTTATAACTCTCTGTCAAAGGCAGAGAGAAACACTTACAACGTGGTGACCAAGAACAACGACGCGATCGACTTTGTGTTTGGAGACGGCAACTTCTCTAACATACCACTTGGAAGTTTCAGGACCTACTACAGGGTCAGCGACAACGCCAAGTATGCGATACAGTCATCGGACATACAGAACGTACAGTTGACCGTGCCATACACGGACGCCAACGGTGCACAGCAGAGTTTGACCATGAGCATAAGTTTGAAGGCCAGCGTTTACAATTCAGCCGCCACGGAATCCAATGATTCAATCAAAGAAAAGGCCGCACAGGTCTACTATTCACAGAACAGGATGATCACAGCAGAGGACTACCAAGTGGTGCCTTTGAGTGCGTCACAGGAGATAGTGAAAGTGAGATCCGTAAACAGATCAGCATCAGGTATATCGAGGGCAAAAGAAATACTTGATCCAACCGGTGCATATTCTAACGTGAGTGTGTTCGCAGAGGACGGAATATTATACAGGGAAGAATCTCTACAGCAGTTCACATTCACTTTCAACAACAGGAGTGACATACAGTCAACAATAGACACATCTGTAGAAGCGAAACTTAAAGAAGCGTATGCTAGGCAGTTCTACTATCTGAAGTACGGAACTAAAGATGCCAGCACACTTTCCGCAACATGGAATTCGACCACAACATCGACCAACACCAACACAGGTTATTTCACTTCTGGTGGAGCGTTGGTGATAGGTGATTCGGCCACTTCCAACATGAAGTTCGCCAAACCGGGTGCATTGGTCAAGTTCACATCACCAGACACCAGGAAGTTCTTGAACGGTACACTAGTAACCTCTACTACGGACAATGCAGAAGACAGGGCATGGGCCAAGATAGGAGATGTTGTGCTTGATGGAGCCAACGGTGGAGTTGGCAATCTTGAATCAGGGGTAGGTCCTGTGACTCTGGCAGACATCATACCAAACGGGTCTGTGGTCAATGCCATAATCCCTAATTTTACAACTTCGTTTTCATCAACACTAGAAACAGATTTGCAAGACAGGATAGAGGCTTACGAGGAATTTGGATTGAGATATGACGTCGATTCAGAAACATGGAAGGTGATAACATCAACAAATTTAAGCACTAGCACAGTCTTTGATTTAGCCGGAGCGGGATCAACCACAGGCACAAACGCTGATGCTAGTTGGTGGTTCAAGTTCACAAATGACGGCAATACATATACGGTGCAGTACAGGAAATTAGATTATATATTCGAATCTGAATCACAGAACAAGTTCCATTATGACGTGGAAGAGAAAATTTACGATTACACAACAGGCAAGAGTGTCAAGGACACAGTCAAGATATTGAAGACCAATAGCATTGTTTCAACGGGCAATAGTGTTGGATATCCAATCACGTGGCAAGTGGTTGACGTAGTCACAGAAGCAGACGGTTTCCAGGATAACAGGAAAGTAAAGATTGGATTCTTTGATGCTGATGATGATGGAGTAGTAGACAACCCTGAAATATTTGACATTTACGTTGAGCCTACACTTTCGGAATCTACTAAATTTGTGTTCTTTGAAAAGTACACGTCCTATGACAACATCGAAAGATTCAGACCATACGCATCAACCAACTTTGTTGTTGCTGAAAAAGAAACAGACATCAATTTAAACACGTCCACTTATACCGACGAGCAACTATTTTATTTCTATGACAGTGCCGAGGACGTGATCAAGAAGTACAGTTCTACCACCAACACTTTAAGCACTACTACTGACTACACAGCAAGGAAAGGCAGAGGTTCTATTAATTTCCAGTACAAGCACCACGCAGGACAGGAAACCAGAATTGATCCTAGTGTATCAAACATCGTTGACGTATATCTGTTGGAGAGAACCTATGACAACCTGTTCAGAATCTGGTTGCAGGAAGGTGGATCGAAACCAACTGTGTCCACAGCAGACCAGTTGAGGATAAATTACTCAGGCACACTTAACCCATTGAAATCTTTATCTGATCAAATCATTTACCATCCAGTAAAATACAAAATTTTGTTTGGTTCAAATGCAGATGAACAACTACAGGCAACTTTCAAGGTTGTTAAAAATCCAAAGACCAATGTGTCAGATGCAGTGATCAAGACCAGAGTGATCGCCTCAATAAACGAATTCTTCGCACTAGACAACTGGGATTTTGGAGACACTTTTTACTTCACAGAATTGGCCGCTTACATACACAATCAACTAGCACCAGACTTGTTGACAGCGGTTATTGTGCCCAACCAGTCAGGACAGGGTTTTGGGTCCTTGTTCCAACTTGACTCAGCGGCAGACGAAATTTTCATCAGTGGGGCCACCGTTGATGATGTGTCAATCATAACAGCACTGGGAGCCAACCAACTGGCGGCCTCCGGCACTGTGGTCACATCGACATCAACTGCCACGACGAACACCACGACAGGATCAGCAGTGTCAGGCTCTACTACAACAGGTTCCGGTTCAAGCACCGGCAGTAGTGGGTCAGGATACTAATGGCGGACAATCCCACAAACGCATTAACAAATAACGAAGTTGTCAAACAGGGCACGAACGAGTACAGACGTACAGTACAGCACCTACCCGCTTTCTACAGGACGGACGCTAACCAGCGGTTCCTGGCCAGCACCATGGATCCGTTGGTACAGAAAGGTTCACTGGAGAGGCTGGATGGTTACATTGGTAGACAGGACGCATACACAAGGAGTGTCAGTGATAGATATATCACCGCAACAAGCAGGGACAGATTCGCATATCAGTTAGAACCTGCAGTCACATACACGGATAGAGACACAACGTCGGTGAATCCTGAAGATCAGGTCAAGTTCACAGGAACGTACGATGATTATATAAACCAGATAAAGTATCTGGGAGGCAAGGTCAACAACCACGACAGGCTCAACAAGGAGACCGTGTACAGTTGGAACCCAGCCATAGACTACGACAAATTAGTCAACTACAGAGAATACTACTGGATGCCGGATGGTCCTAGCTCTATTGAAATTGATTCTGTTGGACCAAGTGTGGTAGCGGAATACAGTGTAAAAAACAACAGTCAATCAGCATACGAGTTCACACACAGGGAGAATGAGAACAATCCCATACTGACACTATACAGAGGCAACACATACAAGTTCAGTGTGAATGCCAAAGGACACCCTTTCTGGATAATGACCGAACCCTACAAGAGCAAGGTTTCATTAGACGGATCAACATCTACCATATTTGACACAGGTGTCACTAACAACGGTGCCGACGAAGGAACGGTCACATTCACCGTGCCCACGTCTGGTGCACCAGACACTTTATACTACCAGTGTGGCAACCATGATGCCATGTACGGCATACTACAGATAAAAGATGCCACAAGCACCACAGCGATAAATGTCGAGGACGATATCATAGGGGTCAAGAATTACAGTATTAGAACTCTGGACCTATCAAACGGTATGAAGATAAAATTCACAAATTCCCTAGTGACAAGTTCTTATCAAGACAAGGAATACTACGTAGAGGGTGTTGGTGATGCCATAACATTAACCGATGTGGAGGATCTTATCACACCAGGCAGTTATGCCACTGAATCTACGCTACTGTATGATCAAGCAGGATACGATTCACGTCCATACGCCAAAGCGTTCTACACACCAGAAAACAAAGATTATATGACGATCAAGAGAGACTCACGTGATCAGAATGCCTGGTCAAGATACAACAGATGGTTCCATAAATCCGTCATAGAGGAAACTGCGAGGGTAAGTGGATTCACTCCCGTCCTTGATGAAGATGACAGAGCAAAGAGACCGATCATAGAATTTGATTCTGGACTTGCATTATACAATCATGGCACTGTGGCCAAAAGATCCATCACACTGTATGACACAGTCACAACGGACGCATTCAGCACAGTGGTCAAACAGACAGGCTACATCATTGATGGACTGGCACTAGCAGACGGAATGAGAGTCATATTTGCGGCGGACACAGATCCAATAGTAAAGAACAAGATATATGACGTCAACTTTGTGACAGCGGGAGATTCTACGCAAGTCATTAACTTGACCGAAGCGTCGGATGCCACACCCACCGCAAACGATTCAATTTTCATCGAATTTGGAACAAATAATCAAGGCAAATCTTTTTACTATGATTCAACAACAGAGACTTTCAAAGAATCACAGCAGAAAACAGGAGTAAATCAGCAACCTCTGTTCGGTATGTGGGATAACAATCACATCTCGTTTGATGATGATGTAACATATCCCAATTCAACTTTCGCAGGAGCAAAAGTCTTTGCTTACGCAACGTCAGACACGGCAACCATGGACACAGTATTAGGAATCAAAGTCAAGTACAACACAATTAACAATGTGGGCGACATAGTCTTTGAATCAGACCATACATCAGAAACGTTCACTTACAAGGACGGTGCACAGACATTAACAAAAAATTTAGCAGAAGGCCATCTGCACTACACAACAGGAAGAGCAACACACAATTCACGTAGTGCCTGGATCAAAAGGACGACGGAAAACAAACAGCGTGTGATGAGGACTTTCATAGTCGACGCAACTGAGAAGCAGTTGTTCCCGATTGACTTCTACAAGGATTCAGCGGAACTAACCGATCTTGAAGTATCAGTTTCTGTAAACGGTTCGCGTAAGACACTGACCACCGATTACACACTAGAAACAGGAACAAAAAACAAATACGTAAAATTTAATACTGCCCTTGAAGTCGATGATCAGATCAGGATAGCAGGACACAGCAGTACTGACAAGATTGCTGAAAAGGGTATATACGAGATACCGGAAAATTTAGCGACAAACAGTCTCAACCAACAGTTAGGCACATTCACATTTGGACAGATACTGGCCCATGTCAGAGATATACTTGACAAGAATCAAGATGTCACAGGGGCGATACCAGGAGTTTCGAATCTACGAGATAAACCAGATGCGAGATTGAAGGGCGGTAGCATACACCAACACGAAGGGCCATTGCTCCCAGCCATATTTGGGTTGGTGGATCAGAATTCCAACGTAACTTCATCGATAGATTATGTCAGCCAGGAATACGAGAAATGGTACAATGCTTTCTTGACACACGCCACAGGCACTGCTTACGAAGGCGTGGCCGCGGACAGAGTCGATGAAATTATAACAGCCATAACACCAGGAAGGAACAGCACGTTTCCATTCTTTTATGAGGACATGTTAGGGTGGGGAGAAAATGTTTCAACGAGATCATACACAGTGATGGGATCATCTCAGACCGAGTATGCTCTCGACTCACAACACAACATCACAACATTGAGCAATAGAGCAGTATACGTTTATCTCAATGACGTTCAGTTATTATTAGGAACAGATTACACTTTCAGCACAACAGACGATAGTGTCAACATTAGCAAGGCATTGGCCGAAGGCGATAAGATCTTGATCAAAGATTACGCAGACACCACGGGCAGTTACATGCCACCGTCACCGACTAAACTGGGAATGTATCCCAAGTTCACACCGGAGACATTCACAGACACTACGTATCTCACAGACACAGCGGTTATCCGTAAGCACGACGGTTCCATAATCAAGGCGTATGGAGATGAACGTGATGATTTAATATTAGAGTTGGAAAAAAGAATTTACAACAACATCAAGGTGACCTACGATGCCACTTTGGTAGACTTACACGATGTGTTGCCAAGTGCTTTCACATCAACGGAATACACGCTACAAGAAGTGGACGGGGTGATGGGACCTGATTTCTATCAGTGGGCAGGTCGCAACAATGTGCAGTACATCAACAACACAGCGTTCACAGAAGGATCACCATTTACGTACAACTATGCTAGATCAAAAGGCAGACTGATAAATGAAAACTTACCAGGATACTGGAGAGGCATATACAAATATTTCTACGACACAGATGCTCCGCATGTCAGACCATGGGAGATGTTGGGTCATTCAGAGAAGCCTAGCACGTGGGACGCTACCTACGGAACTGCTCCATACACATCAGGCAATGATGTCTTATGGAACGCGATAGCAACTGAGCCTGGCAGATACGGCAAGCCTTTGATCAGGAACTACCTACCTGTTGATGCATCGGGTAACCTACTAGATCCATTGGCGGCGGGACTAGTTGACAATTTTGATATACCAGGAAGGCAGAATGCATGGAAGTTTGGCGATCAAGCACCAGCGGAGACGGCATGGAGGAGATCCAGTGCTTACCCATTCACGGTCATAAAGACATTGGCACTGACTAAACCGGCCAAGTTCTTCTCTAATTTATTTGATCCATCCAGATTAACGACTAACGTTGCAGGCAACCAGATCAACACAGAGACTGGTATCAGGAACACACTGGCAACAGCGAAATATCATCTGGAAACAGAAACAAATACAGCAACAGGTGTAACGACAAGATACCAGACGGCAGGATATCAACCCTTTGTGATCAATTATTTGATATCAAGGAACCTAGACACTAAAACTTTTTATTATGATAAAATGAAGAACTTATCTGTACAACTATCGTACAAGTTGGGCGGATTCACAGACAAAGACAATATAAAGATCTTAACAGACAGCGTGTCTCCGGGATCTAAGTCAGGGTCAAAATTCATACCAGATGAAAACTACAAGATACTTTTCAGGACATCAAATCCTGTAGAGAGTTACCAATATTCTGGTGTGCTGATCGAGTACAACACAGATATCAGCCAGGATGGATCTACATTACTGGGCGGATACAAGGTGTTGGGTTACAGCACTACCAAACCATATTTCAATTTCAACTATCCGGTCAAGACCACGACGGCCACAGCGGTATCGATCGAGGGGTCGACAGTAGTCAGACAATACACTGCATACCAAGAAACCACGCAGACCATACCATATGGTCACGTGTTTGACACCATACAGGACGTTACAGACTTCTTGTTTGGCTATGGACAATGGCTTGAATCACAACGATTCCGATTCAACAAGTTCTCGAACGAACTCAAAGAAACACTGAACTGGTCAAATGCTGTACGAGAATTTTTATTCTGGACCACACAGGAATGGGCTCCAGGATCAGCGATAACTGTTTCTCCGGCCGCTGATGGTTTCGAACTAGACACCAACAACAGCATTGTTGGTAAACTGAAGAACCTGGCAGGTGACTACTCATTGTTGGATTCAGGAGGTAGGATGATTGACATCAGTGAGATATCAACCAAACGAATTGGCAAGACTTTTGAACTAGGGATCAAGTCCGACACGGTTGGACTGTACAACATAGCACTGAACACCGTACAGAAGGAACACGTACTGTTGTTCGACAACAGCACAGTGTTCGCTGACATCATTTATGATCCATTCACAGGATTCAGACAACAGAGACTGAAACTGGTGGGTTGGAAGACAGCAGGATGGAATGGAGACTACTACGCACCTGGCTTCGTATTTGACGCCGCACAGGTCACATACTGGACTGCCAACACAGACTACAGGATCGGCGACAGCGTAGAGTACCAAGGCAAGTTCTACGTGGCAAAAACCAATCACAACTCGGGTGCCACTTTTGAAAAAACCAACTGGACACTCAAAGATGAGAAACCAGCACCACAGTTGATACCCAACTTCGAGTACAAGATAGCACAGTTCAACGACTTCTATGATTTAGAGACCAACAACTTCGACGAATCGCAACAGCAGTTGGCACAGAGGCTCACAGGATACCAATCAAGGGACTACCTTGAGAATCTTTTCGTCAATGACGTGTCGCAGTACAAGTTCTATCAAGGTTACATCAGGGAGAAGGGCACACAGAACGCCATAGACAAGATATTGAAGGCCAAGTACGAGGGAGAGGACATCACGCTGGACCTGTATCCGGAATGGATGATACGTACAGGTAATTTCGGTAACACAGATTCCATAGAGAACATACAGATAGTTTTGAAAGATGACGAGATCACAGCAGATCCACAGAGCATTGAATTATTGGACACATCTAATGACACGGTGGAATATGGAAGATCGGATGGGATAGCCAAAGACAACTTCTATTACAAGCCGGTTGAGTACACGGCATCGACCACATTTAAGAGATTGGACTACACAAAAGAAGGCGTCAGCAGGGAGATAGCACAGGTGTTCAAGACCGCAGGATATCCTCAACTGCAACAGGTACAACACACTGCGTTCAACATAGACGAGATACTGAATTTGGACATGAACGCTATAACAACAAATGACCTGATATGGGTTGCCAACAAGAGCAATAATGATTGGGACGTGTTCAGGATCACCAGTGCTGGCATAAAGATAGCAGATCTACACTTGATAAATGATGCCTCACAGTTGGAGATCACGTTCACTGGCTCCCACAACTTGACGGCAGGCTCAATAACGACACAGGCGGACTACTTTGGCATATCCAACAGTGAGGAAGCAACACTCAACGGTGTGTACCAGGTCAGTGCAACACCTGATCACAAGACGGTGATCATAGATTACGACGGCAACGTGGGATTCATCCCCGCACTGGAGGACGGATCAACAGCAGACAGTTACGGAAACATCTACAAGTTCATATCTGTTAGGTTGGCGTCAATGGACAATGTGAATGATTTGATAGATTTCGAGAACTACACAGACAAAAATGACGCCATAGAACAGCCGGGAGACAAGGTGTTCGCGGACGCGGACAGTTCAGGACTGTGGCGTGTGTACGAGAAACAGGATCCATACACGTCAGCGATAGTTCTATCGCCAGACGCCAGCACAGCAGAACAGGAGTTTGGACACAGGATAGTGGCACGTAATGACGGAAGGACAGTAGT